AATAAAGCATAAGAGCCAACTGCTGCAAAAGAAAGTCCCTTGGTCGCAGTTAATACTTGAGCTGTCGTTGGGCCAGTTCCATCGGCATAGGCTTTAACTCCTGCTGCCGTTACTGCTCTTGTGCTATCTGTTCCTGCTGCGGCTTCAGTTGTTGTGGCAAGCTCAACAATACCCTTAACTGTTGTTGAAGAATCTGGTTCATCTCCTGTATTTGTTCCTGAAAGAGCATTAAGTTCTGCTGCTGTTACAGTAGTATCTGAGAGATTAGCTACGGTATGTGTATGAGAAGCATTGCTAACTGTTGCAGTAATTGCTGCATTAGCAGAACCATCGAAAGAAACTGAACCAGTTACATCTCCAACAAGAGATAATGTTCTTGCTGTTGCTAGTTTGGTAGATGTAGATGCATTACCTGTACAAGAAGCAGAAGAACTTGATGTTGGTCTTGATAATGTTCCTGTAGTAATAGCAGAGGCATCAAGTCCATTAATAGTTGAATCACCATGAGTATGGCTATCATTCCCTACTGTTGCATGAAAAGTTATATTAGCAGAACCATCAAAAGAAACTGCACTTCCTGTAACATCACCATCTATATCAATGGTTCTGGCTGTAGATAGCGTTGCTGCTGTCTGTGCTGCTATTCCAGAAGAATCTCCGTCAACAGTTTTAAGATAGGTCAAAAACTCATTATCTAGCCCACTTCCTTGAGTATGGATAATCTTAGTAGCATCCACGCTTGAAGCACTAGAAGCTGCTGCAGTAGCAGAGTTACCTGCATTGGTTTCACTTGTTGCAGCATTACTGGCAGAAGTAGAGGCAGAAGACGCTGAGTTAGATGAAGCTGTCGCTGAATTAGATGAATTAGTCGCATAGGTAGATGCACTACTAGCAGACGAAGCTGCATTGCCTTCTGAGGTAGATGCATTGGAGGCTGATGTTGATGCTGCCGATGCTGAAGTAGATGCATTTGAAGCTGCTGTTATAGCTTCTGTATAGAAAGAAACAGGTCCCCCAGTATAAACAAAGCTGGTGCCATTATATCTCAATGTAAGAGGTTGATCTGTTTTAATATCACCTGATATAACATCAGAGCCATCTGGTCTTTTAATTGCCTTAGCCCCAATGTTATCTACATTTAAAGTAGAAGCTGCAGTATTATTATGTGTTGGTGTAAATACTACTTCCATTCCTGTTGTATAGGAGGACTGTGTTGTTGGCATTGTTACAGCATATGAATTAACAGAACCAGTATCTGTACAAAAAGTAGACTTGTTTAACTGTAAGTTGACTGCATCTGGCAACTTATCAAAGCCAGTTCCTACCTCATCTCTAATAGCATTAACTTCTGAAGACTTTGCAAGAGAGCCTGCTGTAATTCTGTTTTGAGATGAATCAAAGTAATCACTCATTTTGCATATCCTTTACGTGTATAATGAATGATAGCTCCCTGCAAAGTGAATGGAGCTTCATATTTATTACTTGATCTGATAACCATTCTGAAGTTCTTTCCTATTCCTGTCATATATCCATATGCTGTACTTAAAGATTGTGAATCCCAATAGAATGATTCCCAATTTGAGCTACCCCAATATCCTGCACCAGCAGAAACATTAATATCTGTCTCATTTGAATGTGGAAGATAGGCATCTCCATAACTGTATTCTGGAGTAAAAGTAAGATCTATTTCTTCTGTTGCTTCTATTTCAAGGACAACCTTCATGAACCTTTTAATATTCTCTGGTGACTTAAAATGATAGAAGATTGGCTTCAACATAGCTAATACGTTTTCACCATCGAAACTATTTCCACTATCCAACTGATAAACAAATCCATTATCATCACCTACGAATAAGATCTCTTCACCGGTAGTTGTTTTGCCTGATACTGCATAAGTGAATATCTTTGTATGGAAGACATTATCATCATCGTAGTAACCATAATCACAACTAGTAATCCCCTTTAGCTTTTTGTTATCAAAAGAGAATATCTTAACTGTTCCATCATTGAAAAACATTCTATACTGATCTTTGCTTCTTACTCTTAATGAACAAGAAAGAGTTCCACGTAGGTCATTTAATGCAGGTTCTATCTTTTGGCTTATGGTATCCATCCCAAAATCACCATAATCCATTGTTGCAGATAGTTTCTTAACCCCACGATCATCTAGAAACAGAGGAAGGTCCATCGTCTGAATAGATCCTGCTATTGCTCCCGTATCAAGAGAATAGCTTCTTAAATCCCATCCTGCTGAAGATGTCCCATAGAGAATGTTTATATTATTTCTACCAAAGATTGCCATTGTACTGCCTATAGTATGTGCAAACCCTGTACATTCTTGACCTATAGCAATCTCTGCTGCACCTGTAATAGCATTCCATTCTTCCGGTACTCCAATAGATGAATGTTGAACTGATCCACCTTCAAAGCTATAGAAGAGATGCTTCCTATGTGCAAATATATGATTAGGGGTATCTGTAGTCATCCCTGTTTTTATAAACCATACGCAAGTTCCATCAAAGGCAAATCCATATCCTTCTCCGTTAACACCATACATTGTCTCAGTGTCAGAACTTCCATAAAAGTTGTTATTGATAAATTCATAGCTTCCCCCGTTAGGGAAAGTTGTTTGTGCTTGAGCCCCACTACAAGTAGCACAGGATGATCCACCTACATTGAGTGTTTCACTTTGGAAGGTACCTGTAGGAGTAGGATTAAGGTAGATACGACCAACAGCATCACTTGTGGACCATGCACCTGATTCAATGATAATTCTTCCTACAACACCACTTGCACTACTTGTTGCTCCTGTTACTGTATCACCATTAGCTATAACAGATGTTCCTGCTGTGAAGTTAATGATGTAACTCATTGTTACTGCAGCCCATCCACTTGATGTTGCTTTATACATAATACAAGCAGTCTCTGCTGCATTATCTCTAAAGGCATACGTATCACCCTTATAGACCCATATACCTCTTGTCTTGCCTGATCCTGCCATTGCTACTATGTTTGTTCGTGCAGCTTCTACTGCTGCTATCCATAGAGCTTCTGTTTCATAATCACCTTTATTTAAACTTGAAGGTTTAGTTCTTCCATCAAATCTTTCAAATCCATCTATCCTTCTATAACCACCATTCTTCCTATTCTCGAAGTTAAGCGAATCATGTAGCTCTCCGGCTTTCATAAGAATAACCGGATCTACAAGGTTCTCACCCCCGGTAAATGGAAAGAAGTCAGTCTGCCTACTCATGCTGGCCTCACAACAAGTTGTTCTGGTGAATGTTGACCATAAATTCCGTTATCGGGTATCTCTGCTTTTTCTAGTACAGCAAGTTCTTTTTCATATTCATCTTCTGCTAGTTTCTTCTGATCATATGATTCTATGTCTTCAAAGAACCACATCTTAGCTCTAGCTACAATAATACGCTCAAATCTTGTAGGGATAGCTGATTCTTGAGTATTTGTAGTTAATGCTACTGGAGAAGCCCAATAGTTCCCATAGAAAGGATAAACATCATCTGGTGGATAAGTAAAAGATAGATTTCCGTTAGGTAACACACAGATCAATGATGGAGCTTGTTGTGATTTAGAGTTGTTGATCTTTCTCCATTCATTATAAGTAATGCAGGTTATAGGTCGTCCATCAACTGTTCCCCTGCCAGTAGCAAACGACTCTCTATCCCATAGACCTAGATCATTGGGCTTAACTATAGTATCAACACCAGCGATAGTGTTTTCAGTAAATTCTCTCCATAGGAAGTTCCAATCAGGGTGCAGAGATTGAACAAGGTTATCTGCATCAGCTACCCAATTAATAACTCTTTTAAGAAGACCTGTTTGATTCGTAACAGAAGCTGGTCCCTCTCCCTGTATCCCACATTCTTGTCTGGTTCTCTGACATAGTTCTAAAAAGTTCATTACTAATCCTTTTTAGCAGGTTTACGTCCACGCTTCTTAGGAGCAGCTTTCTTAACTTCCTTCTCTTCTTCTATAACAGGTTTCCCATCACGATAAAAGAATTTTCCATCTTGCTTAAAACAGATACCTTCTGGATTTACACTTAGTGTGAAATAGGCTCTTTCTCGGTCTAACATATCTCTACCCTACCCTTAGTATGCTTTTTAGTTTAAAGTGGATTACATAGCCTCTGAGGAGCTCTGAGGGGCAAGCATTGCTCACCCCCCATCACTCATTTACTCCGTAGGTCGTTGTCCTTGACCTGAACCACGAGGTTTATTCCCTTTAGGGATCTTCACCTGCTTCGTCAGTCCTGTGCTTCTGTTACCAGCTTCAGTTTTCACTTCACGCTTCCTTTCTGCGTCCTCAAAGAGATCGATTAAACTCAGCCCAAACATGATCAGAACCAAGCAATGGTAAGTGCAATATCAAGAGCTCCAGCAGTAGCAGCACCATTACCCCGTAGGACATAGACAGTATCTGCAGCAAGATCATCAAATGCACGAATCTCAGCAGCAGTTGGTTGAATAGCAAGATTAATAGCTGTAACGGCTACATCAAATGCACCAAGAGCATCAGCATCTGCCTGAGTACCAAGTTCAAGCTTAGAAGCTGCAGCAGTAGTTGCTGTAGAAGTTGCCATAGACATAGCTACAACACGACCAGTTTTCCCAGCAGGACCGGAAATCTGGAACACATCAGCAGCATTGCTAACAGAAGCATTAGCATTAGCTGTGAAAGTTTGATAAATAGGTAAATCGTAAGACATAATAAATCTCCTCTTAGATGGAATCACAGGTCCAGTTAATGATACGAGTGTTCAGAGCATCAGTATGAACAATGCCGAACCCACCAAGATAGTACCAAGATACACCCTTAGAACGACCATAATCTGTAGGAATCTTACCACGGATCTCTTCTGGGACTACGATTGCTTCAGCTACAGTATCTTTACCGAAGAAGTGAGCAGTATCAGACTTAGCACCTGAGAACCCTGTAGAAGCTACGTTAGTTTGCTCGATAACATTATTTTCATACATGGGCGTTAACCATGTATCGTTGTGCAAATAGATGTTTCTTCTCACAACAGCTTGCACTCTCATGCAAGATAAGATCATATCATCATCTGTATTTATAACAGATGCTCTGCGCTTCGGGTCACTTGACCCTACTCCCTTACGGGATGATCGTTGAACCTTCTCCATACCAAATATAATGGCTAAGGAGCTTGGCTGCTGATTTTCTTTATATGTCGTCTTTTCAAACATTCACGCTTACCTTTTCAAGTTACGTTGTAGTGCCGACATCCTAACAAGACGTTCCAGCAATTCACAGAGTTTTAGTTCGGCCTATCTAAGCAAAAACATAAACTGGCATTAACCAATTTACAATTTTGCTGAACAAAGACTTAATTAACCGAACACCTTCGTAACGACCGATCTCACCATTCATGATCATACCAAAACCACGATCAACATACTTGTAAAGATCTTCCATCTCATTCTTCAGATTACGAAGAGTAGTAGGACGGGAAATACAGAAGTAATCACCACCTTGGAAGGCAGGAATATTCCACTCTTTCATGTGATCGACAATATCTTTTACATGATATTTATCAAGAGCAGCATTATTAGTTGCACCAGCAGTACCAGCATCACCATAGGTCAAATTAGCAATAGCTGATGTACCAGCAGCAGTAGCTACAACAGTCCGTTGAGTCGAATCAAATTGAGCACGAGCAGCAATATCAAATGCTTTAGCTGCATCATCCTTAAGAACTTGATCAATAACTTCTTCAACACTATGTTTAGACAAGTTATCAAGTTTCTGGGTATAAGGAACAGCTTGTGTATATTCAGTAACAGTCAAGCTGCCTTGAACGATGGTGTAGTTAGACTCTGGAGTTTCATCAGTCTCTGCTACGGCTCCACCTTGAGTTGCAATTTTGCTATAGACGTTCCAATGATAAAGCTCACCTCGGTTGAGGCCTTTGCTCATTGCATCTTTAGCATCACAATGTTGACGGTATTGCACCATTGGCTTCAGTTCATGACGAATTTTATCTGACAATTCGTCCGAATACATATCGGTTCTGTTACTTAATGACCTACAAGTTATCGTAGGCGGGATAGTCATTTCTGCTATCCTCTGAATGTCTCCATTCAGACCAGACTTTATCTTCATCATAAGATGTCTCACGTAAAGTCGTTGAGGATCGCCTCAATTAGATGTCCATTATGTCCTTTTCTCTTAACAAAACGCTTATAAAATTCAACAATGAGTTCGCAATCTCCCTTATCGAGAGGTATTCTTTTATTTCCATTGTTATCAGTGAATTTCTTTATGCGTCTTGCAAGATATTGGATCATGAGAGAAAGTCTATGTTTCTTCTCTCCGAACATCCACGGATGTAATAGCTTACCAAACAAATAGGCATCGTTAATATTCTTTACTGAGACACTTAACATAATTTTACTAGTATCACCATATACTTTCCCATTTTTCATTTCCATTGGGATTTGTGATCTTTCGTAAATATATTGTTTCAAACCAAGCCTCTCAATTATGTCTGATGCTTTAGCAATTATTCCTGCATCAGTATTATATAACTTTATTTCATTGCCTATCTTTGGTTTACTTCCTTTTTCATTTCTAATGTAGCAGGATAGTGAGATTGTTCCGTCACATTCTATTACTCCTGCTAACCAAGCTATTTCACCTTCGGTTGGGATTTCCTGCTGATTGTCTCTATTCATAACACTTTCTCCTTAGTAGAGGTTATGACCTGCGAGGGTTTCCAGCATACAGTGAGATTTATGGTGACCAATGTATCTGTTTAGCCACCTAGGGTATTAGTTCCCCATAATTGTCCAGCCATTTTAAACTCCTATTAATGCGACCGATTAGCCTTTTGTTCGGCAAATATCTCGGCCTGCGTTTTTGGTTTATATCCAGTTTCCTGCTTTACTCTTGCAGTAGCTGTTCTAATGTTTCTAATTGTTTGCTTCCTGTTGACCTGATCAATAACAGGGGTAGCAGCTTCACCTGCTAAACCTTGTACCCATGCATTGACTTCTTCTGCAGCAGCATGAATGACTTCACTTGGAGACATATCAGGAGATTGCTGTCTGATCTGGATAGTCCGTTCATTTACCATTCCTCTAAGGTTCGGATCTGTGCTTAAATGAGAGAAGTTACTTTCAAAATCCTTAATCCCATTTTCTTGATCTAACCTGAATAGTGTTTCCTGAACGATTCTACCTTCATCAATTGGCTCGTTTCTTCCCTTCATTGCTCCTAGTGCATTTTTAAATGCTGTCTTAGCCTTGGCTTCATCACCTGAATAGACACTCTCAATAAAGCTGTCTACAGCTTCATCATTGGATAGATCTGGAACAGTGGTCTTTTGTGCTTCGAGTTCAGCTTTCAGTTGCTCTAACTCTCTGCGTTCACTCGCTACTTGTTGGAACATCTGGTCTGCTGCAAGTGTCTTCTGTAATGCTACTACGCCACCACTGGCTTCTACCTCTGCTTTGGTCTTCTTGATGATTCTGCCATTGACGTTGATATCTATAGTTTCGTCTGGATCTTCTTGTAGTTCTTCTTCTACAGTATCAACCTCTTCTTCAAGCTGCTCATCTACTTCTTCTAGTCCTTCTACTTCGGATTCAAGTTCATCACGACGTTTTTTAGCAAGCTCGTCCATGACCTGATCTCTGTCTAGCGATTCTTCTACTACGGGAGTCTCTTGGGTAGTTTCTTCAACATCCTCGATGACTTCTTCTACTTGGTCTTCCATTGTTGCTCCTTTTCTGTACATCCTTTCGGGTAGTACAATTATTCTTCTGAACTGAGATATTCGCTATATGCGACATCTCCTGCAAAGGCTGCATCATCTAGCCATTGATTAAACTTTTGGTGCATCCTGATAACATTCTGCCAATATCGGATCTTCTCTGTATCCCCAGCATTGACCTTAACCAATTCTGACATAGCAGTTTCAATCTCAATATTAGATCTCTCTGTAATGTATTTACCAAGATTGCTATTAATAAATATAGTTGCTTCATGTCCAAGAGCTATGATGTTCTTTTGGTCTTCCATTTATCACCCTTCTTAAAGATTCTATCGTAGTTCTCTTTATACTTCTTCATATCGGTAGGTCTTTGGTTTGAACCTTTACTCATCCTCTACCAGCCTTGTCTTCCACACCAGGCGCAAGACCGTAATCATCGTTAAGCAGGATCTCTGACATTCTATTACGCTCGTTAACAGCATGGTCCAGTTCTTTCTCTTTCTTCGAGAACTCAAAGGCTTCGCTTTGAATAACTAGTTCGCCTCTAGCAAGATCATTCTTTTCTGCAGCAATCTGTTGCTTGATATAATTGATCTCTTGGTCAAGTTGAGCAATACGTTCATTAGTCTGGTTTCTAACTTGTTCACGTTGCATATTACCTTCTTGTTTAACAGTTTCTACTTGGATCTTGGTTTGTGACTCAAGCTGTTTAGTCTCTAGCATCTGTTGCATTTTTTGCAACTGTTGCTTAAGAGCAGTAACC